GTTGACCGCGCCGAACACGGTGGCCTCGTACTCGGTCGTCTGGGACGACAGCTTCGGGAACGTCGCGAGCGAAGACCTGACCGTCTCGTCGTCGGGGACTGTCTCCAACGCGACCGACTACATCACCAGCGCGGCGCTGAAGGCCACGCTGAACATCAGCGTGACAACGTCGGACGCCGACATCGCCGCGTCGATCACCGCGGCTTCGCGCGCGCTCGACCGGATCTGCCAGCGCCGCTTCTACGCCGACGCCGACGCGAACCAAGTCCGCTACTACACGCCGATCCGCTGGGACTGGCTAGAGGTCGACGACCTCGTGACCCTCACCACGCTCAAGTCGGCAGACGACGGGACGGGCACGTTCGCGAACGCGTGGACGCTTAACAGCGACTTCTTCCTGGAACCGCTGAACGCGCAGGCGGACGCGGACTCGTGGCCGTACACGTCGCTGCGCGTGCATCCCAGCGGGGCGTTCACGTTCAACACCTTCTACCCGCGCAGCGTGCAGGTGACAGGCATGTTCGGCTGGCCCGCCGTCCCCGGCCCGATCGTGGACGGGACGACGCTCTTGGCGGAGCGGCTGTTCAAGATGAAGCGCGAAGCCCCACTGGGTGTCCTTGCCTTCCAGGATGTCGCCGTGCGTGTCGCGCGCGCGGACTCGAACCTGATGATCTTGATCGGTGCCTATATCAAGCATCGCGCGGCGGTCGCGTGAACACCACCGCCCAGATCCGCACCGCGCTCGCCGCCGCACTCTCGGCCGAGTTCTCGTCCGACTGGAACATCAGCCCCTACCTGCTCGCGTCGCCGAACCCGCCGCAGATCGAGATCGTCTCCGGCCCCGTCGACTATGACCTCGCGATGGGCCGCGGACTCGACCTGATCCGCTATATCGTCCGCGCGCTCGTCCAGCACGGCTCCGACCTGTCCGGCCAGGTGAACCTCGACAGCCTCCTCGACGGCTCGAGCGCGTCCGGAATGAAGGCCGTCCTCGAGGCCGACAAGACGCTGGGCGGCGTCGTCGAGGATCTGCGCGTAACGGAGGCGTCCGAGTTGAAGGTGTACCCGCAGGGCGACTTCATCGGCATCGAGTGGATCGTGGAGCTCTACCCGTGAGCGGCGCCGTCGCGGTGACAGGGTTGCGCGAGTTTCAGCGCGCGTGCGCGAACTCGGACAAGGAGCTGAAGGACTTCCTCCGCACCGGCCTGCGCGCACTGGGCGAGCCCGTCCGCAAGTCGGCGCAGGCACTCGCGGGAAGTGAGATCAGCCACATCGGCGACCACTGGTCGAGGATGCGTCTGGGCGTCACCGCCGGCGGCGGCGTCTACGTCGTCCCGTTCTCCAGGGGCCGGGGCGGGTCGAAGCGGCCGAACCTCGCCGACCTGCTGATGGACAAGGCGATGCAGCCCGCACTCGATCAGCACACCGAGGAGGTCGTGGCCGGGTTCGAGCTGCTACTGGACAGGATCGAAGCGAAGGAGTGGACCGGCTTATGAGCGAGAAGGCAGGGTTCAAGATCGGAGACCGCGTCTACCCGTTCCCGGAGAAGTTCCGGATGGGCGACACCATCCTCGTCCACGAGCTCACCCGGCTCGAGTTCGACGACTTCTCCGAACGGCTCGACGCGATGCAAGCAACCGGCGGGGCCGCGGCCAGCCCTGACCCGCTGGTAATGATCGGCCTCGTCGGGATCGCCTTGTGGCAGGGCAACCCGCGCTGGAGCCTCGACAGGGCCGTCCGCGAGACGCAACTGATCGACTTCTCCGACTTCGAGACGGTCGGTGATGACGGCCCCCCAGCGATAGCGGCGGAAGCCGCGAAGGACTCAGCCGTCACGTCCGACGAGTCAACCACTACGGATACCCCTACAGGCTAGGACGCGATGACCCGCGCGACTTCTGGACGCTCGACCTGCTCGTGTTCCCGTGGCTTGCACCGTGGGACATGTGGCGGCTCACGACTGTGGAGTACGTCGCGATGATGCACGCGATCCGACACGCGGGAGACTGACCCTTGGCGCGCACGCTCAAGGTCCAGATCATCGGTGACGCGGCAAGCCTGAGCCGCGCGTTCGGCACGGCCGGTGTCGAGGCGGAATCGTTCGGGTCGAAACTCGGCGGCCTCGCGAAGATGGCCGCGCTCGCGCTTGGCGCCGGCGCGGTCGGCGGGATCGCGCTCGTCCTGGACAAGTCGGTGAAGGCCGCGATGGGCGCCCAGACGTCGCAAACGCTCCTGAACACCGCCTTGAAGAACACGCGTATCTCGACGGTGGCGGCTTCGTCGGCGCTGGACAAGGCGACCGCGTCGGCGCGGAAGCTCGGGTTCGCGAACAACGACACGCGGACCGCCCTGGCGAAGCTGATAACGGCGACCGGGTCGACGAAGAAGGCGATCAGCGACCTTTCGACGGCGCAGGACATTGCCCGGTTCAAGAACACGTCGCTGACGAACGCGACGCAGATGCTCGCGATGGCCCAGACGGGGTCGCAGCGTGCGGCGAAACAGCTGGGGATAACGGTGCCGCCGGTGACGGCCGCCTACGACGCGTTGAAGGCGTCAGGGGAGAAGCTGACGACCCAGCAGGGGATCCTCGCGGAGGCGCACGCGAAGATGCTCGACAAGATGGCGACCGGGAACGCCGTCATCGACGCGGTGAACGAGAAGCTGCACGGGCAGGCGCAAGCCTATGCGGACACCGCGGCGGGCGGCATGGCCCAGTTCCAGGCGCAGCTCGAAAACCTCGAGGAGGGGCTCGGGAACAAGCTGCTCCCCGCGTTGGTGAGCGTGATGAACTGGGTGAACGACCATTGGCCGCAGATCAGCAACGTGTTCAGCACGGTCTTCAACGCGGTCGGGGTCGCGATCGACTACGTGAAGCCGTACCTGGCCGACTTCGTTGCCGGGGTGAGCTACATCGTGGACCGGGTGCGTGCTGACTGGCCGCAGATCAGCGCCGTCATCGACCGGGTGATGAGCACCGTGAAGGCGATCATCACCGACACCGTCGCCGTGCTGAAGGCGATCTGGGCGAGGTTCGGCGACACGATCACGCAGATAGCGACGATCGCGTTCCACGCGGTCGAGACGGTCGTGCAGGATCTCGCGTCGATCATCGGGAGCGTGTTCACGCTGATCGGCGACCTCGTCCACGGCCGCTGGGGCAAAATCTGGGGTGACCTGTCGAGCATCGTGTCGAAGGCGTGGGACGCCGTCGAGACGATCTTGCAGGCGGAGGCGACGATCGCGTGGAAGGCCGCCGTCGCGATCGGGTCGGCGATCGTGTCGGGCGTCCTCTCTGGGCTGTCCGACCTTTACAAGAAGACGAAGGACGCGATCGTGGGCGGTCTCACGTCGGCCTGGCATGGCGCCGGCAGCCTGCTCCACGGCTCCGGCGAGTTCCAGTTCACGAAGTACGCGGGCGCGAACATGGCGCAGGGGATCATCGACGGGTGGAACAGCGGCATGGTCCCGTTCACAGGGATCGTCTCGTCCAAGTTGACAGCGGTGTTCAAGGCTGCGGCAGCCCAGATCGACGAGGGGATCTTCAAGCTCGCGAAGCAGACGACGCTGCTCCAGGACGCGACCGCGTACGCGTCGCAGGCGTCGACGGCTGCCGCGAACGCGCAGACGATCTCGGACTACCAGGCGGCGATCCTGTCCACGACCGGGGCGGCGACAGGGACGGCGGTCGGCGCCTACAACAGCGCCGGGGCGTTGGGCCGCGCAGGTGTCGGCACCGGCGGCGCCGGAGTGGTCGTCACCGTCCCGATCACGGTGAACGGGACCGCGGACGCGGCGTTCGCTAAGACGCTCGCGGACCAGCTCGCGACCCAGCTGAAGGGTGGCCGCGTCCCGGCGTTGACGGCCGCGCTCCAGGCGGTCTAGATGGCGTTCCTGGCGGTCATGCCCGGGAGCGTCGTCCCGAGCATCGAGGTCGCCGTCGACTTCGACAACGACCCGACGGCGGGGACGACGACTTGGACGGACGTCACCCCGTACGTGGTCGCCTATTCGCGGAACCCGGTGAGGACGAACGAGTTTGACCAGCCCGGGGTCTGCACCGGCCAGATCACTCTCCGGAACGACGACGCGCGCTTCATCCCTGACAACGTCGCCGGCCCGTACTTCGGGAAGCTGAAGAAGCTCCGCCGCGTCCGTGTCCGCGCCCAGTGGGGCGGCGTCACCTACAACCGGTTCTGGGGGTACGTGGACGACTGGCCGCAGTCGTGGGACGAGTACGGCCGCGACCAGTCGGTAACGTTGCAGATCAAGGACGGCCTGACGCCGTTGGAGACGTTCGACCTGGTCGGCCAGGACTTCCCGGCTGTGTCGGCGTCCGGTTCCGCGGTCGCACAGGTGCTCACCGCCGCCGGGATCACAGCCCGGAGCCTCGACACGGGCCAGTCGCCCATCCCCGACTCGGGGACGCTCAGCTCGACGTTCGCGTTGCAGCGGGTCCACGACATCGCTGCTTCCGAGAACGGTGTTGTGTTCGCTGACGGGGGCGGCACGATCGAGTTCCACGATCGCAGGCATCGGCTGACACAGTCGGCTGTGGTGCAGGGCACGATCGGGGACGCGCCGGGAGAGATCCCGTACACGAACCCGCAGCCGTTGTTCGGGGACGTGTGGCCGATCGTGACCGTCACCGCCAACGGCGGCACGCTCGAGATGAGCACCGACGCGGCCGGCACCGCCTCCTACTATCAGCGGACGCTCGCGTTCCCGCCGTCCGGGACCTATCTCGTCGCATCCCAGGCGGAGGCGAAAGCCGCGACCCAATATCTAGTGAATCGGTACGCCGCACCGGTGACCCGTGTTGCGTCCGTTGACCTGATCGGGGCACGGTCACCGTCGCTGTGGGGGCCGATCCTGAACCTGGACACGTCCGACCGGGTGATCTTCCGCCGCCGCTTCCTCTCCAACGGCACCGTCGCCGGGACCGTCCAGGTTGACGGGTTCGTGGAAGGCTACGGGGAGACGGTCAAGATCGGCGAATCCTGGGTCGTGTCCGTGCCGATCAGTCCGGCAGACCTGCAATCGTACTGGCTGGCCGGTGACGCCGTCTACGGGCTCGCAGGCGAAACGACGAGGGCGGGATACTAGGTGACGACGATCACGACAGGACAGCTCATCCCGGCCGCCACGATCAACGAGTGGTGTCCGCCCGGCGCGGTCATCGACTACGCGGGCGCGTCGGCCCCGTCCGGATGGCTGCTCTGCGATGGGGCCTCCTATCTGCGGTCGGACTATCCGGACCTGTTCTCGGCGATCGGGACGACATACGGGTTCGCGGACGGGTCGCACTTCAACGTGCCCGACTGTCGAGGCCGGGCAGCGGTCGGCTACGCCGCCGCGGGTGGTCACACGGACGTGTCGACGCTCGGCGCAAACGACGGCGTCGTGGCCGCGAACCGGCGGCCGAAGCACAGGCACACCGCGCACTCTCACACGACCTCGACATACCCGCTCGCCACCGACACCCACTCGGCGGGCAGCAACACGGGCGGCAACTCGAACACGACCAACGTCGGGACGGGCACTGGCTCAACCGACGGCGGCTCCGGGAACGCGAACGACTCGCTCGACGCGCCCGCATACATCGTCCTCAACAAAATAATCAGAGCCAAGGACGTCTAACCGATGCCGATCGACTTCGCGTACACCTGCGACTTCTGCTCCAAGCCGATCAACGACACGGACATCGCCGCCGACCTGACCGGCGCCACGCTCCGCGTGATGCTGGACGCGAACCTCTACCACCTGACCGAGGCGGGGACGGTGTCGCTGAAGGCGACCGGCCAGCATGTGTTCTGCTCGGTCGCGCACGCGACCGCGTGGGCGGAAGCCCTCACCCTCTAGGGAGGCGGACGGGGATGGTGATGGCGGACATCGCACCCGGACAGGGACGGCCGAACCGTCGCCTAGGATCTGGACGGATGGCAACGAGCGAGCACCGGCTGAGCACGGACGGGATGGGCAAGCTCAGCGTCGCCGTCATCACCTGCCTGTTCACGGCGTGTATCGCCCTGATCGTCGCGCTCGGCTCCTCGACCCGGACAACCTCCTATGACCGCGACCAGGCGTTCATCAAGGCGTCGATCAGCCAGAACGCGTCGGACATTCACGACCTTACCGTGGCGGTGCAGGCGTTGACGGTGCAGGAGGCCCAGTTGCAGGAGCAGGTGTCGCAGATGGACCCGGCCAAGACGAAACCGTAGGAGGAAACCCGATGCCCCCGAACCCGGTGGTACTGCCGCCGCTGAAATGGGTCGAGTCGCCGAACCAGTCCGCCCGCGACCACGGCACCCATGTCGACCTGATCGTCGTCCACGACACCGAAGGCGGATACGACGGCGCGGTGTCGTGGTTCGCGAACTCGCACAGCCAGGTTTCCGCTCACATCGTCCTCAAGGAGGACGGCAGCGAGGCGACACAGATGGTCCCCTACGACCGGAAAGCGTGGCATTGCGAGTCGTTCAACAGCCGCTCGATCGGCCTCGAGATGGCCGGGTTCGCGAAGGACGGCTACGGGCCGCACGAGTGGGCGGTCGCCGCCCGCGTCGTCGCGTTCCTGCTCCACCGGTACGGCCTCCCCGCACGGTGGGCGAAAGGCGGAGGCGGCGACGGGTTCTGCCGCCACTACGACCTCGGAGCCGCCGGCGGCGGCCATCACGACCCGACCACCGACGACGCGGTCTGGGCGAAGTTCGTGTTCCAGGTGACGCACGAGCTCGACCGTGGCGGGTTCCGCGAAACCTGGGGCCGATGAACGAGGCAGGCGGCGGCGGCGCGTCCCGGTCGACGGAACCCGCGTCCGGGACGTCGTCGGCCACCGACGTCTCGCTGCGGGAGTTCCTCGGCGTCCAGGTCTCCTACGAGAGCAAGATCACCCGGCTCCTCGTCGGCGTCCTCGGCGGCTTCGGCGCGTTCGCGTGGTCGCTGATCCAGTGGCGGCTCGCGAACCTCAACCACGAGAACGCGCGCATCCTCGACCAGCAGGCCAAGACGGTGTCGGCTGACACCTACTCGGCGAACGAGTCGCAACGCAAGGACGAGCTGGAAAAGCTCGACACCTGGCAGGAACGCGTGGATGAGCAGCTCACGAAGGCTGTCACCCGCGACGAGGTGAAGGAGGCGACACGCGAGGACGCGAGAGTGGTACGCCGCGACAAGGTCAGCACCTCGACGGCGGTCATCCTCGCCTTCGCCGCCGCCATCTCGGCCGTGCTGCTGCTGCTCACCTACCAGCACAACCGGGCACACACCCCGACCGTCACCGTGACCGTCCCCACCCAGACCACAGGAGGCGCCCCATGATCCTCGCCGCGTTCACGCTCGGAATCCTCGGCATCGCCATAGCGGTGCTCGTCATCCTCGCCATCCTCTGGTTCGTCCGCCACATCTGACGTGAACATCGTCTACCCCGTGATCGTGTCGCAGCTCCTCGTCGTCATCGTCCCGGCCGCGGCCGTTGCGGGCCTCGTCTACGCCTTCGTCCACTAAAGGAGCGAAATCCATGCTGCCGTCCAAGACCACACTGATCGACGTGAGCGAGCGCGCCCTGGCGACGTTCGCGCAGACGTTCCTCGCCGCCGTCACGCTCGGCCACACGGTCACCCCGGCGCTCACCGACCTGCGCGCCCTCGAGCTCGCCGCGGTCGCCGGCGCCTACGCCGTAGCGAAGTATCTCCTGGTCGTCGCGAACGCATTCCTGGCCGCGTCGCCGACCGTTCCCGCGTCGCAGGCTGTCGCGAAGAAGTGACCGCGTTCGGCCCGTACAAGGCGACCGTCGCCGTGATCCACGACGGCGACACCCTCGACGTGGACATCGTCCTCGTCTCCCACACCGGCAGGCTCGCGCAAGACCACGACCTCGGCTTCAACCTGCACCGCAGCCCAGCCGGGGTCGTCCTCGAGCGCCAGTCTGTCCGTCTCTACGGCTGCAACGCGCCCGAGTTCGCCACACCCGCCGGGAAAGCCGCGCTCGCGTTCATCGAGACGCTCGTGAAGGTCGGCGACACGGTCACGCTCGTCTCGCACGGCTGGGACAAATATGCTGGGCGGATCGATGGGACGATCACGCTCGCGGACGGCCGAGATCTTGTGCAGACGATGATCGCGGCCGGGCAAGCGATCTACTGGGACGGGAAAGGGCCTAAGCCAGTGCCGGTGTCAGCCGCGTGAGTCTGCCGCCGGTCGACATCGCCAAAGGTGGCTGCTGGCTTACGCGCTACGTTCCGAGCGCGAACGGGTATGTGACGATCCGCGGCCGCGGACTCGCGCACCGGCTCTTCTTCGAGGAGCGCAACGGCCCGATCGGGGAAGGATTCGACCTCGACCACCTGTGTCGCAATCGGGCGTGCGTAAACCCGGAGCATCTCGAGCCGGTCGATCGGCGCGAGAACCTCGACCGCAGCTCGAACCCGACCATCGCCAGCTCGGGCGCTCCTAACAGGACGGCGAGCACCGCCGCACGCGGCGGCAGAGGAACCTCGCCGCCGAGATACTTCCCGATCGACCGGTACTCGCTCTCCCTCGTGTTCCCGGATTCG